CTCTTCTTCCTCTTCTTCCTCTTCATCGCTCGAGGTCTCGTTAGACTCGCTCGAGTTGGGGATGTTGTTCTTCTCATCCTCGATGGTCTTTCGGATGGTGCGCTTCTCGGTCATGCTTTCCTCTTCCTTTCCGGGGTGCGTAGTTTGAGTATCTTGTGAGGCGGCTAGGGGCGGGGAATCGGGGGCGAATACTACGCTCACCCGCTCATCCTCTTCTACGTGTTGAGCGGCGGTAATCTCAGAGATACGGGCCTCCTCGAATGCGGGAATCGGGACCAGAGCCACGGCGGTGAGGATACCGCTAGTGAGCTCATTTCCCTTTACCTCAGTGTCAATAATTTCCACGCTGAGGGCGTCTCGGATACCGGCCTCAATGTCTGCTATTGCGGTCCGGCCGTCCTCAGTGTCGCCTATCTCAAAGGTCATCTCGAGGCCGTCTTTTGTCTCTTGCATATCGACGGCTTTCCCGACCGGCGACCAGCCCGGCTCAGTAGAGTGGTCCCGTAGCAGCTTCACTCGGCTAATGTCCGCGGGTACGGTGACCGCCCCGGCGTTAATGGTGAGAATCCCGCCATTAGTCCGGCCGGGCGCTCCGTAAGGGATAATTAATCCTTTAATCTTCATTCTGTCTATCCTCAGCTCTATGGTTCCCGTGGTACGTGTAGCCCTCAGCGGCGAGCCAAGGGGCGTACTGTTTCAGCCAACTCTCAACACCAGGCAGAGTTAGTACTCGCTGAACCGCTACCGTGATAGCGAGAAACTTAGCTACTTCTGGAATTTCGTCAATGTCGATAGCGTCCGCTATTTCCGGTAGCAGTGGCAGAAATGCTATTAGCGCGGTGATAGAGGTACGTAGTACGGCGCGCCACGGGTGGGTGACTTGGCTAGGTGGTGGTGGCTCGGTGCTCATGCGCTCTAGCATGACCGGGCGCGTGGCGAGCCATCGAATCTAGCACGATGAGGGCCCCTATCGCCCCGGCGGCGAGGCCTCCGGCGATAGAGCACACTAGGCACATCACGATAGCGAGCGCGGTCATTAGTCCACCCGCTTAGTCAGTAGCGATTTTACTTCCGCTAGTTCCGCGGCTAGGTGGTCGAATGCCTCAGCGAGCTTAGAGCCGGGGGCGAGCTCGAGCTTTTTATCTGCCTCGAGTGCGTAGCCAATAGCCGTATCTTTGAACGGGTTAGGCTTTTTCGCGTCCAGGTCCGCTCGAGAATCAAAGCGGTGGGTTAGCTCATGGTGTACGCGCTCGAGCAGGGCGCGGTCTTTATCGGTAAACATGTCATCTACTTTCTTAGGTTGAGGGGTGGAATTAGGGCGGGCGGCCTTAGCGAGCAGGACGTCCATCGGGAACCCTGAGCCCGGGTCCGTATGGTCCGTATTTCCCCACACGCGGGCCGCGTTGTGGGTAGAGACGCCACGGCGGCCGGCGAGTAGGCCGTTACCATCGACTTCCACTAGCGGGATGTTGTGCTTTTTGGACCAGGCGGCGACCTGTTCCGCGGCGCGGCTAATGGTCCCGTGCTGTTTCTCTTCCTCGATCCACTGAGCTCGAGTTGAGGCGGCGTATGCCACGAATGAGAGATGTAGTCCAATGTCATTTCCATAGTTCCCAGTGGACCAGGTGAGCCAGTCATCTGTGTTACAGATTAAGATTTTATTTTGGTCCACTAGGCGATGGTATGAGCCAGACTCGCTCGAGATTTGGTAGTTTGCCACATCCTCAGCTCGAGACGTAAAAGGGTTCTCGGTGGTGTGGATAAAGATATTTCGTATGCGGGATGTGTTACGTGGCTGTCCAAAATTGAATCGTAGAGACCAATCAACGATTTGGCTCATTTAGTTCATCCTCCTTAGATGTGGCTGAATATACGCGGGATAGGTCCTCAAAGGTTTTATCCATGTCAAAGGCAAGTGTAATCCCGTCCGGGCTCATGTCATTTTGCGAGAGCCGGGCGGCTACGGCTTTCATTAGTGGCGAGAGGCCAAAAGTTACGAGCTCACTCATCCGGGCGGCGGTGTTCTGGTATGAGAGACTCGAGCCCGATAGCGTGGCATCGACCATCGTAGCGGGCAGGTTAGCATGGCGGGCGATATCGACGGCGGCGGCGTTACGTCCCTCGATGAGCAGGTGTTCACTCGAGGCCCCGTGCTCTTTGACCTCGATACCAGCGGACGTAAAGGCCACACCTCCGTTTTCACCCGCTCGAGCTCGAGCCCACTTAGAGATGAGAAACTCCACATCATCTTCTGTCATCGGGGCCTCATTAGTTTGATGTAGTTCCACCTGAGCGGCTGGATTTTCGGCGGCGCGGGCGGCGGCGCGTAGCAGCTGATGAGCCTGAGCGATAGTGGCGCGGCCGGTCGTGAGGATACCCTCAGAGATACCAGGGATGAGGCACACATCCTCAGCGTGGACGGGCTCGCCATCGACCAGGACGTTCCCCTCACTATCCATCGACCACATCTCATAAGGTACGCGGGCGGCGTCCAGTACGCGGCCGCGGCTATCGCGCTCTACCGCCCACAATGACCACCCGTAAAAGAATAGATCGTCTACCGTCCAGAGCATGCGGTGATACGGCGGCACATCTCCCAGCGTTGACTTAATGTAATCCGGCGTCCGGCCGTCATCGTCTCCATCGTCATCGACGGATACGAGCGGGACACCGGCGATAGTCGAACAGATGAGGCTACGAGCTCGAGCGAGCGCGGGCACAGCCATAGCCATATCGCGGGTTACGGCTCCATCCAGGGCGGGGAGGTCCAGTCCAGCGAATACCGGGGCGAGAATATCACCGGATGAGAGCGGGCTCGCTATCGCGTTCGGGTGATAGAGCGCCGGGGCGTTGAGGGCGTTTCGGATACGGCTAAAAATTCCCATACGGCTAATTAGGCTCCATGCAGTCTAGCGGCGTCGAACTGAGCGTTGGCGGTGCCACCACATAGCATGCCGCGCCGCGTTAGTGGCGTGTCGGTCATCGTGAGCAACCTTAGCGTGCAGTGCCAGCTCTTTCCAGGCGGTAGCGGGCGCGCCCATGACCGCCCGCCATCCACACTTTTCGCATATTGCGAGAGTGCAGAATACGGACTCATCTATTTTCAGATACGGCTCCATGAATTTCCTTAGTAGATAGCGGGTGCCACGGGCGGGGCCGGGCGGTGGATGAGGGCGTAAAGGGCGAGAGTAGCGGCCTCGAGCGAGGCGATAGAACCGGCCGGTCGTTTACGGTCCCATGCCCAGGCGTCACCCATGCGACGTTGTTCCGCTAGTTCCGCGGCCATATCTAGCGACTCATCGGGGCGAATATGCACATCCGGCGAGGCGACACCATCCACATCGACGCGGGTAATACGGTCCATGAGGTCCGCGCATGCGGTAGCGAGGTCCCGGGCGTAGAACTTCGGCGGCTCGAGGTCTACCTGTTTCAGTTGGTCAACCAATGTTCCGCTAGGTCCAATACGGTCCACTAGCGGCGGCGGCGCGTCGTGGCGCTCACACAGTGACTCGAGGCGCTTAAGCGCCCACCCCGTGCCAGGGCGAACGTCGACCATCTCAATAATCGGGACTCCATCCTCTCCGAATGCAGCGGCGGCGATAGCAACTTCGGTACGGTCCATCGATACAGCCGCGCCAAAAGTCACGGGGGCGTCATCGGGAATCATTAGCTCAGATTGTGCAGACTCCCACGCCTCGAGCGGAATAAAGCGCTCTCGAGCGCCGGTAGGTCTATTCCCATAAGCTCGAGCAAACTCAGCGGGGGCGAGCTGTTCCCGGGCCGCCTCGAGGGCGTGCATGTTCAGAGTATGACCGTACGCGGGGTGATGATGAGCGACTGTCTCGAGGTCCGATGGATCATCATCCGGTCCGATACCCCACTCGAGCAGGGCGATTTTTGAGCCGGGCAATTTCGCCTTATCTACGAGCCCATGAAACCACGTGCTCGAGGCGGTGCCCATCGTGCTAACGATGATTGTTTGAGCTCCAGGGCGCGTAGTTTGCGTAGGCACGATAGCTTGCATGAGGGCCTGAGCTTGAGCCTCATCGAATACCCAGCCCTCATCGATGAAATTGAGGTCAGACTGTTCACCATGTAGAGAATCCTCAGAGGGCGGGTGTGGCGAGAAATGCGAGCCTAAGCGCGGGATGGAAAGTTGCTCGCTACCCTGAGACTTTTTCGTCTGGAATAGCTCGCGCAGGGGAAAGGCGTCAGACTCGATAGTTTCTACTTGCTCGAGCCACTTTTTGCGAGCCTTGAGGCCCGTTTGAGCCGTGGACCACACGCGGCGTTTCTCGCCCGTGAGCATGCGGTGTAAGCATGCGGCGAGTACCAGTGTGGTCTTTCCGGCCTGTCGTGGTACGGAAATAATCACCATCGGCCAGCGGGCTAGTCCAGTACGAGGGTCAATCTCGCCTATCACGTCCGCGGCGTACTCTTGCCACGGCATAGCCGGGGTGCCTAGCCAATCCATGATTTTACAGATAGCCGGGCCCCACGTAGGGCCGGTAGGTCTAGGCGTTCCGAACCGCGGGCGTGGATAGCTCGCGCAGAGCGACGGTGAGTTCGTCATTTGCCTTAGCCTCTCGAGTTTCAGGGGTCATTTGCAGGGCCTCGAGCACTTCCCGATATGGTCCCGTTAGTTGAGCAATCGGATAATACGGCTTGGGGGAGGCCTCCGCTTCGTCCAGGGCGAGCGCGTTAGCTCGAGCAATGGATATCAGGCCCTCGTCTACTGCCTCAATGAGGCTAGACTCTCTAGCGGCCTCGATAGCAGTCTCGAGCATGGCGGCGTGTCGACCCTTAGGGCGCTCAATGTTGAATAGTGCTTCACTCATAGCTTTATTTTCTCCTATTTTCCAGCGTATTTGATTTTAGGGGGGGTAGGGGGTAGGGGACG